GCGCAGGCCCGGCGCACCATCCCTCTACACCCCAGAGCTAGCCACCGAGCTGTGTAGACGCCTCGTACTGGGGCGCAGCCTGCGCTCGATCTGCGAGGACGCGGATATGCCGACGCGGGAGACGGTGTTCCAATGGCTGGCCACGAAGCCCGACTTCTCTGACCAACACGCGCGCGCGCGGCAGGAACAGGCGGACACGCACGCCGATGACATCGACCACATCTCGGTGCTAGTGGCGACCGGCAAGATCGACCCGAACGCCGGGCGCGTCGCGGTGGACGGACTGAAGTGGAGCGCGGCGATCAAGCAGCCGAAGAAGTACGGCAAGGTGACAACCACGCGGCACTCGGGCGAAGATGGCGGCGCCATCCCAGTGCGCTTCGAGAGCCTGAGCGATGCCCAGCTTGACCAGTTCATCGACCGCCTTCGCCACCAAGAAAGCGGAGATGCTGCTGCTGGCGCTGGCGGAACAGGACCGCCGCCGGAAGGAGAAGAGTAGCAAGCTCCTGATCTATCAGGACGATCCGGTCGGCTTTGTCGAGCAGCACCTCTACGGCTTCTTGTGGTCGGCGCAGAAGGGGATGGCGCTGGCGGTGCGCGACCATCGTCAGGTGGCCGTGCAGAGCTGCCACGACGTGGGCAAGACCTACATGGCGGCGATCTTGACGGCGTGGTGGATCGGTTGCCACCAGCCTGGGGAAGCCTTCGTGGTGACCCTCGCGCCGACGTACCAACAGGTGCGGGCGCTGCTCTGGCGCGAGCTGAACCGCATCCATCGGCAGGGCAACCTGTTCGGTCGCATGCTGAACACCGAGTGGAAGCTGGAGTCGGGTGAGCTTGTGGCGTTCGGCCGCTCGCCCTCAGACACCGCGCCGACCTCGATCCAGGGCTTGCACCAGAAGTACGTGATGGTGATCCTCGATGAGGCGGGCGGCATCGCCAAGACGCTGTGGGACGCGGTCTCCTCGATGGTGGCGAACGAGTACTCGCGGATGTTCGCCATCGGCAATCCCGACGATCCCTCGACCGAGTTCCACGATGTCTGCAAGCCGGGCTCGGGCTGGCATGTCATCAAGATGAACGCCTTCGAGAGCCCGAACTTCACCGGCGAGGAAGTGCCAGACTTCCTCAGACCGCTGCTGGTCAGCCCGATCTGGGTCGAGGAGCGCAAGCGCAAGTGGGGCGAGGACAGCCCGATCTATCGCAGCAAGGTGCTGGGTCAATTCCCCGAGCAGGCGACGGACGGTCTAATACCCTTGACCGCGATCAGCGCCGCCCAGGTGCGGGAGATCACGCCGCACCCGACCGAGTGCGAGCTTGGCGTGGACGTGGCGCGCTTCGGCGACGATCACTCGGTCGCCTACGTCAGGCGCGGCGCGTGGTTCCGCAGGGTCTTCCGCACCGGCAAGGAAGACACCATGAAGACCACCGGCCATGTGATCGTGGCGATCCGCGAGACCGGCGCGACGAAGGTGAAGATCGATGACGTGGGCATCGGCGGCGGCGTCACCGACCGGCTGAAGGAGTTGCAGAACGGCCTGGACGACAGCGACGCGGGCAAGGACGCCTACAAGCTGCTGCGCGGCGTCGAGATCGTGCCGGTGAACGTCGGCGAGCAGCCGACCGTGGTGCTCGATCCCGACGATCCCAGGTTCCAGCAGACCGAGCGCTACCTCAACCTGCGCGCCGAGCTGAACTGGGCGATGCGCCAGCGCTTCATCGACGGCGACATCGACATCGATCCGGCCGACGACGACCTCGCCGCCGAGGCGGGCGACATCAAGTACTTCTTCACCTCCAGGGGCCAAATCCAGATCGAGGCGAAGGCCGACCTCAAGAAGCGCGGACGCGACTCGCCTGACGATTGGGACGCGATGGTGCTGGCCAACGGCCACGTCGGGACCGACCTGGGCATCTGGTACAAGCTGGCGGCGTGATATCTCGGGTCTCGCGAAAACCGGGGTTGAGACTTCCGTGTGATATCGGCGTAAGGCAGGCGCATGGCAGACGACGCATCCTCGATCAAGCACGCTCATCCGCTGGCCAATGCGGTCCCGATGATGCCGCCGGACGAACTGGCGGTGCTCGCGGAGGACATCCGCGTTCGTGGTCTGCTGCACCCGATCAAGGTGGATGGCGAAGGCCGCATCGTGGATGGGCGCAACCGGGCGGCGGCCTGCGAGATCGCGGGCGTCGCACCCAGCACGGAGCTGTTCACAGGAGACATCAAGGCGCTCGTCGTCTCCGAGAACGTCGTCCGGCGGGACCTGAAGAAGGGCCAGAAGGCGATGGCGGTGGCGATCCTCTACCCGGAGCCGGAGGTCGGCGGGCGGGGTCACAAGTCAAAGGCGCTGGAAACCGGCGGGTTTAGTCGGCAGCGGCTTGGGGAGGCCCGCGCCGTCCTCGCGCACTCCCAGGCCTTGGCCGAGGATGTGAAGTACGACCGCATCTCGCTGGACGAGGCGCTGGCCAAGGTCAAGGCCGAGCGGAAGGCGTCGGACACGAGGGACGCGAAGCTGAAGCGGCTTAGGGAGATGGCGCCGGACTTGGCTGATCTCGTCGCCGATGAGCGGCTGGGACTGGATGAAGCCATTGCTGCCGCCGAGGAGCGCCTGCGGCAGGCGGCGGCGGAAGAGGCCTCGAAGCGCGAGACGATCTACCGGCTGAGCGAGAGCGCGTGGCAGGCCAACTTGGCGTTCGCAGCGGAAGGCTTTCAGGCCGGGACGCTGGAGCGCCTGGGCGACGCGGAGTTCCGCGAGACGCTGACCAAGCGTCTGCGGCTGGCGCCGGAGCGCATCGGCGACGTGCTGCGCGGCGCGGTGGCGTTCACAGAGGTCGTCAAACAGCTAGCGGAGAGCGACGATGTCGGACCTGTCGATGTTCCTGGCCCAGCAGAAGAAGGCCTACCTTGAGGCTCAGGGGGAGACCGGCGGCACCGCTGCCGGGTTCCGCGAGTGGGTCAAAGGTCTCTACGTCGAGGACGAACTCCGCTTCACCAAGCTGGTGCTGGACGCCACGATGGAGGCGACCACCAAGCAGTGGGAGCGTCCACCGCGCAAGCATGGGCCTGACCTGTTCGAGGTGGCGGGGTTCACGGTCCCCGAGAGCCTGACGCGCCCGGCGCATGGCTATGTGACCGGCGAGGAGTTGGCGTCGGACGACGAGGACGCCTTCGAGAAGGTCGATCAGAAGTTCGCCACCGTGCAGGACTTCCGTGACGATGCGATGCTCAAGATGCGGAAGGCGGCGCAGTCGGCGGCGGTCGCGGAGCAGGAGATGAAGGCGGCGGACGAGGCGTGGCGGCGCGCGCACGGCGATGCATCCGTCCTGCTGCGCGAAATCGCCGATGCGATGGCCACGCATGAGCCTGCCTGACGATCTGCCGATCACCCACGTCCACGTCGATGGTACGCTGCACCGCCTGGACAGCCTGACGCCGGAGCAGGCGCGCAGCATGATCACCCGGCTCGTGAAGGAGAAGCTGATGGACTATCCGCCTGGGCCGCGCGAGGCGCTGCACGACTCGACGTTCGACTACCTGAAGCCGACCGAGAAGCAGATGCACGACATGGAGCAGGCGCGCGCCGCAGCGGCGACCTATGCCGACGTGCTGGAGGAGCTGCTGCCGCCCGGCCCCGACAAGACCTACGCGCTTCGGAAGGTGCGCGAGGTGGCGATGTGGGCGAACGTGGCGATCACCCGCGAGGCGGATGGAGCGCCGAGGTCGTGACCGACGCGGTGATGCGCTGGGTGCCCTACGTGCAGCGACCGAGGCCGCATGTCGCCTGGGTGATCCTCCCGTCGCCAGGGGAGAACGTCGCCCAGCCGCGCCTGCGCCGTCGCGCGCGATGGTCGGCAGAGCGCCGGTTCGACACCACGCACGTCGGGCTTTCGGCCGCGTTCCCGAGCACTGAGCGCTACCGGGCTGGCGGATGAAGGCGCTGTTGATCTGGATCGCGGCGGCGGTGCTGTTCGGCATTGGCTGGGCGTCGTGGCGCTGGGACCGTGACGACCCTTGAGGACGGGTTATCCCCAGGTTGGGTATTAGACGAACGAGAGACGAACGAAGGGAGACCGAATCATGAGCGACGTGCGGCACCTCGAAGAAGGCTGGGAAGAGATGTGGGAGTCGGAGACGGACCACGTCCACCGGCTCAAGGTCCAGGGCGGCCACATCTGGCGCTCGACCATCACCGCGTCCGGCGAGTCGAAGCAGCCGCTGGCGATGGGGCTGGTGTTCGTGCCGGTCTCGGAGGAAGACCTGGACGACGGCGACGAGCCCGTCTGAGCCTACAACCGAACCAAACGGGCCATCCTAGCGCCTCTTGTGATATCGCCTGCCACGCGCCACTGTACGAGCATGGCGACCCCATCTGACGATGATCAGGTCAACGAGATCGAGACGCTCACGGCGGCGTTCCGCCAGGAGCCGCGCATGTCGCGGGAGGACCGCATGTCGCTGGAGATGCTGCGCCTCGCGTTGCTGTCGCTGAACCGCATCGCCAATGCGCTGGAGCGCGAGCCGTGATCTGGATCGGCTGGCGCGCGTTCGGTGGCCTGCTGCTGCTGGCGCTGCTGGGGAGCTGCTTCCCGTGAGCGACGAGAACGACCTGTTCGACGGCGGCCCCGAGGCGCGCGACGCGGCGCTGGAGAAGGTCTCTGGCAACAACAAGACGTGGATGCGCGACGCGCTTCGGATGATGCGGACGCTGCCCGCTGGCGAGCTTGGCACGGCCGAGGACATCGGGCGGCGGCTGCGCTGGCAGGGCCTGCCGCATCCGAGCGACCCCGGCGCCTGGGGCGCGCTGACCATGCAGGCGATCCAGAAGCGGATCATCGTGAACACCGGCAAGCGTCGGCAGATGAAGGGGCGCAAGGCGCACGCGCGCTCGACGGCGGTCTATAGGAAGGCGTGATCATGGAAACCGAAACCATCACCGTTGACCGCGAGGAGGCGGCGGCGATCTACCGCAAGTACCGCGAGCACCAGCACTACTCGACCCCAATCGACCGCGAGGTGCAGCGCGTCTACGAAGCCATCGCCAAGAAGAAGATCGTCGTGCAGGCGCTGGCCAGCATCGTGAAGGCCGGGCTCGGCGAAGATGGTCTGCCGAAGCTCGCCATCGTGCGGGCCGACTCCGAGAAGTGCCATCTCCACCTGACCCACGACGGCGGCGCGCGGTTCTCGGTGAACAGGTGGCAGGCCGAGCGCAACCGGCGCTGCTACATCGATCTGCCGCCGGGCAGCTTCCCGACCAGCAACCGGCGCTTCAACCACTACGAGGCGCTGACGCCGCTGGTGCCGATCCACATCCGGCCGCAGCGGGCGCTGGAGAACTATCACATCCTGTTCGAGGCCGAGTGGACGCGCGTCGTGCCCAAGGACCCGCTGCTGCTGCGGCGGCTGAGCAAGGGCGACCTCTGGGTGGTGATCGGGGCCTGGGACCTGACCGACGTGGAGCGCGCGGTGCTGGCGGGTCGCCTGTGAGCGAGTTCACGGTCCACACCGACACCGTCATCCGGCAGCTCGACACGCTGCGCTTCATCGCCGACCAGCCGCTGCGCGAGGAGATGCACGCGGCGCGGCGCAAGAAGGCGATGATCAACGACCAGACCGGCTGGTACGCCTACGAGGAGCTGATCCACAGGGCCAGGAAGGCGCTCTATGACCGAGGCTGATGCGGCGCGGATCGAGGAGCTGATGGTCGAGCGCGTGGCGCTGAAGGCGAAGGCGCAGCGCGCGCTCGAAGGCCTCTGGGCGGTGCTGATGACGTTTCACCCCGAGGGCGAGGCGCACGTCACCACGGAGATGCTGGAGTTGGCGGAACGTGGGCATGTCCAGTGCTGGAGCTGCGTGGACGGCACGATCATGTTCAAGGCGCTCGACGCCGACGATGCGTGATCGCTGGGCGTCCTGGCAGGCGTGGTGCGCGGCCCAGCAGCGCAAGTACGAGCGCTCGCGGGCGCGCTGGCGGCGCGATCATCCACAGGCCGACGTGAGGGCGCTGGAGGAGAAGTACGGCGTCCAGGCCAAGCTGCTCAGCGTCGAGAAGCTGATGGCGCCGGCGCTGCTACTTGGAGACGCCCCCGCCGCTGAGCATCATGTAGCTGAAGATCAGCGCGGCGAGCAGGAAGAAGCCCCTGGCGATGCGCTCGGCGTGCGGGGTGGGCCAAGTGGCGAGGAACCAGAAAATGAAGCCGACCACGAGGGCGATGCAGAAGAGGATGGTGATCATTGAAGCGGTGCTCCGGTGATGCTCCCGTCACGCAACTGGGTTAGAGAGAGGCGCAGTTTATCCCCGAGGAGAGCACCGAACCAAATGTCCGACTCCTACCTTGCCCGCATCACCCCGCTCGGGCGCGACGACGAGAGCGTCTGGCCGAGCCCCGGTCATCCGGCCCATCCCATCGCCCCAGGCGGCTCGCCGGGCTTGCCGACGCATCCGATCTATCACCCGCCGGGCATCTGGCCGCCGGTCGGCGGCTCGCCGGGTTCGCCCAGCCATCCCATCGTCGGCTATCCGGACCAGGGTTTGCCGGGCGGCGGCGTGGTCGGCACCCCCGAGCATCCCATCGTGATCCCGCCGATGCCGCCTCCGGTGGTCGGCCACCCGATCCCGCCTGACATCTGGCCGGGCGTGCCGGTGCATCCGGAGACGCCGGAGCACCCCATCGCGCTGCCGCCGGGCACGGTGTGGCCGCCGCTGCCGCCTGCCGCTGGCGAGGACAAGGCGCTGATCCTCGTGATGGTGCTGGGCACCGGCCAACTGCACTGGATCGTCGTGGACACCAGCCTCGTGGTCGCCCATCCCATCGCGCCGGGCGGCCAGCCGCAGCCGAAGTAGACGGCGACGCCTGATCAGGACTAGGATCGCGTTGTGCTCGGAGGCGCATGACCCTCCTGAAGGCCCCCCTGAAGCAAGACGGATGTGGGGCGTCTCCGAGCACATCCGGCCAGGAGCTTTCCCCCTCGTTGGGCTCCTGGCCAAACTGAGCGTCACAGCTTGCCCCGGTCAGGTTCCCCCTCTGGCCGGGGCTTTGCTTTGCTGATATGCCGAAGCGTGACCTCAGTGAGTTTTTGATATGAGTTGGAACCGTCCCAAGCCAGACCGTGACGCGGGCTGGCCGTTGTTCTTCACGCTGTGCGGGATCGCTATGATCTGCGTGATCGTGCTCTTCGCGAGGGTCTCATGAGCGATCAGACGGAAGAGCCCGCCTATACCGTCGAGGTGAGGCTGACGCAGGGCGACCGGGTGCTGGGCACGATCAGCGTGACTGGCGGCGCACCGTGGCGCGGTGTCCCGGCGATGGTGAGGGCCAAGGGCTTCTTCGACGTGCAAAAGCCGGATGGTCTCGCGGGCTTCTTCGACGCGGTGGCGCAGGACATTCGGAGAGCGAAGGAGCAGGCATGAGCGACATCGGCAAGGGCGACGTGGTGCAGGCGATCCGGCAGCGCATCGTCGGCGCTGATTGGACGCCTGGGCGCGGCGTCTACATCATCTTCCCAGGCACGCGCGCCATCGTGGCGGGCTTCGCCGATCCGAAGCCGAACTTCTGCGATACCTGCGGCGCGGTCGCCGGGCCGGGCATGCTGCTGGAGGAGTATCCGCTGGTCCGGGGGCTCTCGTGGTGCAACTGCGAATGGAAGCGGGTCGGCGGCTCGAAGGACGATCACGTCGCGTTCTTCGCCCACTACGTCGAGGAGAGGCCGCCGCTGCGGGCGCTGAAGCAGCCCGGCCTGTTCCGGAGGCTGGGCCTGACATGAGCGCGATGCGTGACCGCTTCCTGATCGAGCTGACCAAGAAGCTCGCCGAGGAGGGCAAGCTGATCGAGGCGGGCTGGGTCGGCCTGCTCCAGGCCGCGATCCCCGCTGACGCGCCGCCGATCCAAGTCCGCGAGATGCGGATGGCGTTCATGGCGGGCGCGCAGCACCTGTTCTCGTCCATCATGGTGGTCTTGGAGCCCGGCGCCGAGGAGGCGACCGAGGCTGATCTCAAGCGCATGGACTTGATCGCGGCCGAGCTGACCGCTTTCCGCGACGAGATGCTGAAGGACCCCCGCTTCAAGGCGGGGTTCGAGGACACACGATGAACTGGCGGCGGGAAGCGGACGGGATGGTGATCGAGCAGGCGGGCGCGGGGACGCTCACGGTCGTCACCATCACGGACTATCAGGAGACCTGGGCCATCGGCGCGGAGGACGGCGTCGGCTGGGTCAAGCAGGACGACGGCTCGCTCGACATCATGATGCGCGCGACGCTGCGCGAGGCGTTCGGCGAGTACGAGATCGTCGGCAGCTTCGGCCAGGGCGCGTGGCAGTGCGTGCGCTGGGAGAGCCAGGACGGCGACCACGAGACCGAGGCCCGCCCGTGATGTTCCGCGCGGTCTGGACGTGCGACCGCTGCCAGCGGCGCGACACGCCCGAGCGCAACGACGATCCGCACCCCAGGCCCGCGAACTGGCGTATGTTGGAGCTGCCGCATCGCAAGGGCGGCTGGGCCGAGGATCAGGTGATCTGCCCGGCCTGCGTGGCGTCTCTGGAGCTGTGGATGCGGAGCTGATGGGCAAGGAGAGCATACAGCAGCCGGGCGTCGGACGCGGCTTCGGCCAGGGCAAGGGATCGCGGCGACCTGACGCGCTGCTTCGCCGTTTCGACACAGCCGAGGTCCATATAGACAAGCTGGATGTCCAGCTTGGCCCCTCCACACCCAAACCAGGATCACGGCTCAAGAAGCTCCCCGAGCGCGCGCCGAAGAAGCCGACGTAGGAGCGAGCGCGCCGTGATGCGCTGGGTGTGGACCCTGTCGATCAGCGCCGGCATCCTCTGCGTCGCCCTGGTGCTCAGTTGGTGCATGCCGCATGGCTGACAGCTTCGCCGTCGTCCGCTACCGGGCGATGCTGCACGGACGCCGTCCTGGGCCGCCGCCGAAGCTGGTCAAGCCGTTCGTCTACGACGACGACGAGCGCGCCAGGATGCTGATCAAAGCGGTGACGATGCACGAAATCCACGCGGCGGCCGAGCTGCTCGGGCTGAGCTTCAAGGAGGCCTACGCCGAGCGCAAGCGGCTCTACAAGGAGCGCTGGGGCATCTAGGGCGTCATGGTATAGGGCCGCCGTAGCATCGAGGCGTCACGATGGCCGACGACGTTCCCGCCAAGCCTGTGATCCGCGTGCAGGCTGGCACCTCCCGAACCTGGGACAGCTTCCAGAACTTCGCGTCGAGGGTCGGCATCGGCCCGCTGGGCGGCACGGGCGGCAACTTCTCCAGCTTCGGCGGCGGCGGCACCGGCGGCCTGGGCAACCCCGGCGGCGGCACCTACGGCTTCAATCCGATCACCCGCAACCGGACGCTCTGCGAGTGGATGTACCGGGGCTCGTGGATCGTGCAGCGCGCGGTCGATGCGCCCGCCGAGGACATGACCCGCAAGGGCGTCGAGCTGAAAGGCGTCGCGCCGGAGGACAACGAGCTGATCGACCAGCAGCTCGCGATCTACGGCGTCTGGAACGGGATCAAGGACACGATCAGGTGGGCGCGGCTGTTCGGCGGGGCCATCGCCATCATGCTGATCGACGGCCAGGACACGGCCACCCAGTTGCGCGTGGACACTATCACGAAGGACCAGTTCAAGGGCCTTTTGGTATTAGACCGATGGGTGGCTTGGGCGAACCTGAACGACCTAGTCACCGACCTGGGGCCTGACCTGGGCAAGCCGCGCTACTACGACATCCCGGCCGGCATGCCGGGCGTGCCGCCGATGAAGGTCCACCACAGCCGCTGCATCAGGCTGGAAGGGCACGAGCTGCCGTACTTCCAGAAGTGGGCCGAGAACGGCTGGGGGGCCTCGATCATCGAGGTGCTCTACGACCGCCTCGTCGCCTTCGACTCCACGACGCAAGGGACCGCGCAGCTCGTCTACCGCGCGCATCTCCGCACGATGAAGGTGCAGAAGCTGCGCGAGATCATCGCCAGCGGCGGGCCGCCGATGGAGGCGCTGCTGGCCCAGATGGAGATGGTCCGGCGCTTTCAGGTCAACGAGGGCCTGACCCTCTTGGACGCCAACGACGAGTTCGAGAGCTTCCAGTACGCCTTCGGCGGCCTCAACGACGTGCTGGAGGCGTTCGGCGATCAGCTCTGCGGCGCGCTGAAAATCCCCAGGACGCGCCTCTTCGGCGAGAGCCCTGGCGGGCTGAACTCGACCGGCGACAGCGACATGCAGATGTACGAGCAGGACATCGCCAGCGAGCAGAACTCGAAGCTGCGTCGGCCGCTGAACACGCTCCTGCAAGTCGTCCACCGCTCGGTGCTGGGTCGGCCGCCGCAGGAGCAGCCGATGGGGCAGCAGCAGCTCCAGCAGCAGCCACGGCTCCAGCCGTCCGCGCAGAAGCCGCCGATGCTGCACCCGCAGCCGACGCACGATCTGGCGCCGCCGCAGCCGGGCGATCCGCAGCGTGAGCCGCCGCAGCCGCAGCAGAAGCCGATCCAGAAGGGCGGCTCAACGACCTTCGGCTTCACCTTCAAGCCGCTCAGGGAGATGACCGAGAAGGAGCGCGGCGAGATCGCGGCGCAGACCACGACCGCCATCGTGCAGGCGTTCGACGCGCAGATCATCGACCGCGAGCGCGCGCTTCAGGAGCTGAAGCAGTCGAGCGAGATCACCGGCCTGTGGACGACGATCACGGCGGAAGACATCGCCGAGGCGCAGAACGACCCCTCGATCTCCGACCAGATGCAGCAGGATCAGCAGAACGAGATGATGTCGGCGATGATGGGCGGCATGGGCGGCCAGCACGCGCCTGGGGAGGGTCCGCCTGGGGCAGGCCCGCCGAAGCCTGGGGAGAGCGGCAAGCCGCCGAGCGGCAAGCCGCCGGTGCCGCACCTCGAAGGCGGCGGCTCGAAGCTGCCGCCGAAGCCCAGCATGAACGCGCAGGGACACACCGCCCCGCCGAACAACGTGCGGCGGCTGCGTGCGCCGATGACATGAGCGGACGGGTCTGGCTGCACGTCCACGACGCGCACTTCGACCCTGGCGAGGCGCGCGATCCGACCGGCAAGTGGACCGGCGGCGGCTCGTCTGACTGGGTGACGGCGGCGCACGATCCGCCTGGGCACTACAGCGTCTCGAAGATCGATCCCGGCTACCAGCCGAAGAAGACCAAGCTGGCCTACAAGCAGTTCAGGATCAAAAAGGACGGCAAGCTCTACCCGCTGTTCATCAACAACACCGAGCCGACGCCGGAGGGCGAGTGGATCGCCGCCAAGGTCGGCAAGGTCCCCACCGACAAGCACGGCAAGCCGCTCTTCGCGAAGCGGCCGGGCTGGCACTCGGGCGAGCTGCCGGTCGGTCGGCAGCTCTGGAGCAAGGACCCGTTCCCGCAAAGGCAGGACGACCGGGTGTGGGCCGAGGTCGAGGTCCCGGACGACGTGAACTGGCAGGGCGAGGCGGACAAGACCGGCGGCGAGCTGATCAACCGCATCCCGGAGGGCGGCAACTACCGCTTCCTGGAGGCGAGCCAGAAGGGCGGGCGCGGCACGCCCTGGTACATCTCCGGCGCGCTGAAGATCAGGAAGCGCCTGACCGACGAGGACGTGCGCGACATCCTGCACCACGCGGGCAAGGACGAGATGATCGGGCCGGAGACCCGTTACAAGCACGGGCTGAAGGGCGGCGAGACCTTCGCGTCACCGAACGTCTACGAGCTGCCGTCGATGTCGAGCGCGCACGCGATGGCGACCGCGCAGGCGCAGCTCAAGTCCAGGCGGCACAAGCTCTTCCAGGCGGCGGCCGAGGACATCGACCTGACGCTGGGCATCCGGAGCAAATCGGAGAAGAGCGGCGTCGGCGCATGGCGGGACGGCGCTGAGTCCACGACGGTGATGATCGCGCCGGGGGCGACGCCCGAGCAGCTCCGGCTCTCGGCGGCGATGAAGGGCTGGCTGGGGCAGCAGAAGTCGGTGCTCAGCTTCACGGCGAACCCCAACGGGGCGGGCCGGATGTACTCGGCCCACGCCAAAGGCGCGCTGGACGACATCCACCGGCAGCTCCTGTCGAAAGGCTTGGAAAATCATACGCTTGTGCCTACATCCAACGGCGCGACGATCTATATAGCTGACGAGGATGGCTCGCTGGCGCAGACCGTGTCGAGCTACACCCGCAGCTACCCGGCCAAGTTCAGCGTCACGGCCGGCGACACCGAGTTCATCGGCGCGACGCACTACGAGGGGACCACAGATGCCGAGCAGCGAGCCGAAGGACGAAAAGCCTACGAAGCCGTCATTGCCGCCGGGGCTGGAGTGGGCGCCAGAGACTGGGGGCGGCTTCGTGATCGGTGGGCTTCGGCCCTCGAACAGACCCAAGACGCCGCCGTCGTCAGGCGGACCTACCGACAAGCCGAGCTGAGCGACCAGCACGCGCCCAGGACGGGCGAGCTGATCTACGTGTTCAGGGCGGGCTCGGATCAGGAGCGCGCGCTGGCCAACCGCGACGCGGGCAGCGCGATGGGGGTGGCGCAGCATCTGGCCATGCTGGACGACTTCACCAGCGTCAAGCCAGCGTCGCTGCTCGGCGGCGGGCCTACCTGCGTGCATCTCTACGCGGTCAGGCTGCACGACCGGGTCGGCCCCTATCAGGCAATCGTCGGCGGCACGACGCCGGGCCTGGGCGTGAAGGGCATCGGCTACCGCAGCAAGGGCGGCGCGGCGGCGATCAGCTTCGGCGAGCACGGCTACAGCGCGGTGCATGTGCTGAGCTTCCCGCTGCGCGAGGTGCGGAACGAGCTGCTGGCGCATGGCCCCACCGCCGACTTCTTCAAGGCGGGCTGTCCGGCGGTCGCCGACGCGATCCACGCGGTGGCGATGCGACACCGGCGCGTGTCTATTTTTCCGCCCTCAAATGAGGCGGTGCGCGACCGGCGGCGGCTCTTCCACCTCCACGTCGGCGATCAGGAGGTGTTCGTGGAGGCCGAGCACCCGCGCCAGATCGGCCAGCACTACCCTGGCCGGTTCGCGCCGAAGGGAACCGGGGGACACCCGAGCGGTGTCCACATCACGACGCCGCACGCGGGACCGGCGACGCAAGTCCACGTCCACCAGCCGTCCACCGCTGCGCCACCGCCCA